AATATAGGGGTAAACGTCCGTATATTATAGTTGAGGTGAAAGACGCAGAAGCATCAATTCTCACAAACAATGAAGGTAACGATATTGTTTATACCTATAAAGGTGAAGAGTATCTTGCCGCCCAAATGGATTATACTTTAGGCAAAATATTAGAGAAACATATAGATTGAATTGTTTAAACTTAAAATTTGATTTGCTGAGTCGCAAGAAGAATTAACAGAGTAGCCGGACCGCGCAGAAACATGAATGGTGCAGGTGCAGGCGGTAGATTGGTTGCCAACCGTAGAGGTACGGCTAGTGCCACACAGTTAGGTTCACGTAGACAACGTTATGCTGATTTACGTGTGTCATTGGGTATGTCTGGAGGTTAACCATGAACAAGGTAGAACAAGCGAACCGGTATATAGACCTCATTCGGGTAAAATCGAATGAGGCTTTACTGTTTTTATCACTTGGTAAAGATTCGCTTGTTCTGCTTGATTTAATCTATCCGAAGTTTGACCGGATTGTTTGCGTGTTCATGTACTTTGTCAAGAATTTGGAGCATATTAACCGTTGGATAAACTGGACTAAAGCCAAATATCCGAAGATAGAGTTTGTTCAAGTACCACATTGGAATCTCACTTATATTCTCCGTGGCGGTATGTATTGTGTGCCAAATCCGAAAGTAAAGCTGTTAAAGTTGGCAGATGTGGTAAAAGCTATGCAGCTTACTCATGGAGTTTATTATACATTCTTGGGCATGAAAAAAGCTGATGGTATGAATCGTAGACTTATGTTGAAAGGGTATGAGGTAAACGGTTACGAGAATAACGGTATGGTTCATCCTTTGGCTGATTGGACACAAAAGGATATTCTTGCTTATATGAGGCAGCACAATTTACCCGAACCAGTTCGATATTCATTGAAAGCCAGTTCGGGTGTCGGTTTCAATCTTGACTGTATGCTTTGGATGGAGAAGAATTACCCACAGGACTTACAGAGAATTTACGAAGTTTTCCCGATGGCTGAAAGAGTGCTTTGGGAATATTATAACAAACAATAGATATGGGATTAAGTAAGTATTTTAACAGCAAATCAGTTGAGTTGAAACGCTCGCAGATAAAGCCAGCTTCCTATAATCCAAGAACCATCTCGGATGAAGGCAAGAAGGCGTTAAAGCGTTCCATAAAATTGTATGGTGTAGTTGGTGGCATTGTCATAAACCAAGCTACTAGTTACACCATTGTCGGAGGACATCAAAAAGTTGCTGTACTCGATGAACTGAACAAATACGATAAATCCACGCATGAAAACGACTACACGCTTCGTGTGGAACTTATCAATGTTGATGAAAAAACAGAGAAGCAGCTAAACATCACCCTCAATAACCCGAATGTTGGCGGAAATTGGGATTTTGACGCTCTCGCCCGTATTGTTCCTGATATAGACTGGAAAGATGCAGGACTGACCGATGCTGACCTAAACATGATTGGTGTCGACTATCTTTTGCAGACCGAAGAGGAAAACTCTATTGCGGATGCTTTGTCTGATATGATGGTCCCAGTTTCCGAACAGAAAGAAGCCGATAAAGCCGCCAAACAGTTAGAACGTGCCGAAAAGGTAGCGCACATGAAAGAAGTAAAGCAACAGGTAAAGGAGAATGCACAGAAGCAAGCCGAGAATATGGATGCCTATGTGATATTATCCTTCGATACCTATGAAGCGAAAGCTGCTTTCTGTGAAAGGTTCGGTTATGATCCGGATATGAAGTTTATCAAGGGAGAAGTATTTGATGAGCAAATTGAAAGAATTGATTAATTTTTAGGGAGGAAAGCCGAGTTAGAAGAAGACAAAGAAGTTATATGGATATTGTAAGGAATGCGAATCGCCTTACAAGAACTTACGGACAAAATAATCGTGATAGAATTATGAGAGCTGCAAAAAGTGTAGAACGTAATCTTTCACGAAATTTAAAAATTCCACAAGTCGCATTGTCCCTTTTTATAAATAGAAACAAAGTAGGTATAACAACGAGACTTGCCAACGCAAACGGATAATATAAATGTCAAAGAGTGAATCTCAAAATAGAAAAGGTAAAGGAGGAAGAAAGCCTAAGTTTGATTATACAAGCGAAGACTTTCTTTCTCTCGTGGAATCGTATGCCAAAAAAGGATTCACTGATAAGGAAATAGCCCACGCTATCGGATTGTCACCGCAAAAGTTTAGCGAGAAGAAAAGTACATACAGTGAATTAAGTGATGTCCTTTCGCGTGCGCGTTGCACGATAAATTCTCTTGTACGTGCTAAATTTCTTGCAATGGCTCTTGGTGGCATAAAAACTAAGAATACCACAGTTCGTAAGTTACGGGATAGAGATGGCAATCTGACAGGCGAAGAAGAAGTGCAAGTTGTAGAAGGTGAGCTAGCTCCCAATTTAAGTGCTCAAATGACTTGGTTGTATCATTACGATGAAGACTGGAGAAAAGTTGAACGCAAGCAAGATGAAGATGCCGACATCCCTACAGATATTGACCACGGTATCACTATTGATTCTTGGATTAAAGACAAGCTGAAATGATTGTTCCCCAAGAAATATATCATCCGTTATACACCGACAATGAGAAATTCATTATTCTCATCACTGGAGGTCGTGGTTCGGGAAAGTCTTTCAATGCTTCTACCTTTATTGAACGGTTGACTTTTGAAATGACTCCCGTAGAGAAGATAGTCCATCAGATTCTCTATACCCGTTACACGATGGTTTCCGCTGGTATGTCCATTATTCCGGAAATGATGGAGAAGATAGATTTGGACGGAACAACTAAGTATTTCAAGACTACCAAGACGGATATAGTCAATAAGATGACTAAGAGTCGTATCATGTTCCGGGGTATCAAGACCTCTTCGGGCAATCAGACGGCAAAGTTGAAATCCATCCAAGGTATTACTACTTTCGTCTGTGATGAAGCGGAAGAATGGACGAATGAAGAAGAGTTCGACAAGATAATGCTCTCTATCCGTAAGAAGGGTATTCAGAACCGGATTATCATCATAATGAACCCGTGCGATTCCAATCACTTCATCTACAAGAAATACATTGAGAAAACTCACAAGCTGGTAGAGATTGACGGTGTGCAGGTTCAGATTTCCACTCATCCGAATGTGCTCCATATCCATACTACGTATTTTGACAACTTAGAGAATCTTTCACCGGAGTTTCTAAAAGAGGTAGAGGATATGAAGGTGAGTAATCCTGAAAAGTATGCTCATGTGGTTATCGGCCGATGGGCTGACGTTGCAGAAGGCGCTGTATTTAAGAAGTGGGGAATTGTTGATGAGTTCCCGGCTTGGGCAAAGAAAGTAGCTATTGGGCAAGACTTCGGTTATACACATGACCCGTCCGCTTCCATCCGGTGTGGAATTGTGGATAATGCTCTATATCTGGATGAAGTGGATTACCGTACAGGACTGCTTTCCTCTGACATTATCAAGACTCTTCGTCCGTGGGGCTTGAAGGTAATTGCCGATAGTGCAGATCCACGATTGATTCAAGAGGTACATAATGGAGGCATTAGGATATATGCCGTAGAAAAAGGAGCAGGCTCTATCAATGCGGGAATTGACAAAATGCAGGGTATGGATATTTATATAACCAAGCGTTCATATAATCTTCAAAGCGAGTTCAGAAAGTATGTATGGGCAAAGGATAAGGATGGGAACTACATCAACGAGCCGGAAGACCATGACAATCACGGTATAGACGCTGCACGTTACTATGTATTGGGTGAGCTTCTTGGCAAGATTCAGAAGCCGAAAGATTTAACAGGAATATTCACACACTAAAAATATAAGCTATGCCATTGAGTTTAGAAGAAATATTAGCCCTATCAGACATTGGGCAGAAAATAAATTACCTGAAGAAAGGTAGAAAGACCGAACTTCCTGACCGTTGTAAACTTTGGGATGATTGGAATCCGGAACGCCACGAAATCATGGTTGACAAGGAGAAGTACCCAGATAGAAAGGTTCTTGAAAAGGAAGCGGAGAAGGTTTTCGATGAAAAAACTGGTAAGACTTATGAAATTGAAGCGAGGTACAAGACCGAACCTGTGAACCGTATCTCTATCCCATTGGAACAGGATATAGTGAACATTCAAACAGCTTTCACGGTCGGCACAGAACCGTCTATGGATTGCACTCCAACCGATGATGATGAAAAAAAACTGCTGGATGCGGTCAAAGCTGTATTCAAGTCTAATAAAATCAAATATCAAAACAAGAAGATTGTCCGTGCCTGGCTCTCCGAACAAGAAGCGGCAGAATATTGGTATGTTACCGATGATGATTCGTTTTGGGCAAAGTTTTGGAAGAAAGTTAAGACTACGTTCGGTGGCAAGGTCAAGCCCACCAAGAAACTGAAAAGTGTGTTATGGTCTCCATTCAGAGGTGATAAGCTATACCCGTTCTTTAACGATGAAGGTAAAATGATTGCTTTCTCACGTGAGTATAAAAAGAAGCTCATGGATGATTCGGAGGTCACCTGCTTTATGACTATCACGGACAAAATGGTTTATCAATGGGATTTGTCTAAAGGGTATGAAGAAAGAACGCCTTTTGCTCATGGATTCTCCAAACTACCGGTTCTCTATGCCTACCGTTCTGAACCTTATTGCAAGAAGATAAAGACATTCCGTGTCCGGCTGGAAAAACTCTTATCCAATTATGCAGATTGTATAGACTACCATTTCTTTCCGCTGTTGAAGCTAATTGGCGATGTAGAAGGCTTCATGGGTAAGGTTAAGGATAGAATGGTCAAACTTACAGGTGAAGGTGCGGATGCCCAGTATCTGACGTGGAACCAAGTTCCGGATACGGTACGTTTTGAAGCAGAAACCCTTACTAATATGGCTTATGATATGTCAAACACTCCAAGAATATCCTTTGAAACGTTGAAGGGGGTAGGCAAAGCATCAGGAACCGCTTTCCGCTTTATGTTCATGGGTGCACATATGGCGGTAGAAAATCACGGTGAGGTTATCGGTGAGTTCTTGCAGCGGAGAGTAAATTTCATTGTTTCCGCTTTAGGCTCTATCAATCCAACCGAGTTTAGCAAGGCATCGCAGACCATTAACATAGAAACAGAACTGGTTCCATATATGATTGATGATTTGAATGACAAGGTGACTACTGCCGTTTCCGCTGTCAGTGGCGGCATTTGGTCAACACGTGAGGGAATTATGTTTGCTGGGAATGCCGATCGAGTGGAAGAAGAACTTAAAGAAATCAAGGAAGAACAGAGTTTGAAAAATGAAAAGGTGATTCCTGCTACAAAAGAATGACTTTTGGTTAATTGTAAATAGATAGCGGAACTTTTCAGTCCCGCTTTTTTATTGCGCATAATTCGATATTATAAAATATTTATGC